CTAATGAGCACTACAAAAGTAAATCCACAAATGTTCACGCCTGGAACTCAAACTCCAAATTCGTCTTTTGAAAATAATGCTGCTACATCATCAAAAATAATAGACAACTCAATAATAAATGCAGATATAAGTCCATCTGCAGCCATTGATAGAACTAAATTAAATTTACCAGGAAATGCTGTTGATGCCTTTGGTGGTGTTAGTGGTTTTACTGCAGCAGATTTAAGTGTTGTAAATTCTAATACATTCAATATAGGTTTACTTGGTTTTAAAATGGCTGTAAATGAAGGCCTTACAATTTTCAATCTTGTTGATGGTGTTGTTGATGAGTTTAATGATGAAACAGGAATAGATACTGCTGAAAATTCAAACTCAACATATGATGCAACCTCAGATTTTTACTCTAATCAAGCAGCAGCCTCATATCCAGGCAGTCCATATGTAGTTTCTGATTTTACAAGTCCAGGCACATATACTGCACCAGCAACAACAACTGCAGTTAATTTATTAGTAGTCGGTGGTGGTGGCGGTGGGGGTGATGGACACCCATCTTATACTGCTGGTGCTGGTGGTGCTGGAGGATTAATTTATTTAAATAATTTACCAGTTACAGCTGGTGGAACTTATTCTGTTACAATAGGAGAAGGTGGTGAAGGAACAGGTTATCCTGGTCCAGGTGTAGGTGATGACGGAGGTGATACAACATTTGTTTATTCACCAAGTGTAAATATCATAGGTGAAGGCGGTGGTGGTGCTGGTTACACAAGTGGTTCTCAAAGACCAGGCGGTTCTGGTGGTGGTTTGTCAAATCAAACTCCACTTTCACATACTGGTGGAACGGGAACACAATCTACAAATCATCCAGTTACTGGATTGTCTGATTTTGAGGGAACACCTTATCCAAACTCTCCACCAAGTTTTTCTGCTGAAGGTTCAGAACAAGTTGGTAGTTTTGGTAATTCTAGTTCAGGCCCACAAGTTTTTGGTTTAGGTGGTGGTGGTGCTGGAAGTGCAAACTTTACCTGGCCAAATCCACAAGGTTTTGGTGCAGGCACAGCTGGTGGTGAAGCATTAGATTATAATATTGTAGATGGTTCTACTGCAGTAGCTTTTGCTGGTGGAGGTGGTGCTGGATATACTTACCCCCAAGGTGGTGGTGAAGGTGGAGAAGGAGATGAAGGTGGAATTTCTGGTGGTGAGATAGGTAGTAAAAATGCTGTTGCTAATACTGGTGGCGGTGGTGGTGGAGGAGCTACATCAGAAGGTGGTGATGGAGCAGACGGTAGAGTTGTTGTTGCAACAACACGAACCTTAGTTAGTAATACATCTATGACACTAGTATCTGACACATTTACTGCAGCTACTACACCGACTACAGCAAGGATTGTTGTGTTTGGTGAATTACCAGATGGTATTTCTGATTTTACTGTAAGTGCAACAAGAGATAATACAACTTTTAATAATATAACTTTAACTGATGAAGGTTATCAAACAGGTAGTTCTGGTGTTAAAGTATTTTCGGGTAGTACACCATTAACAGGAACTGCTTCACCACAAGTTCAATTAAGGTGGAAAATAGTTGGTTCTTCTTTAACTGGTAATAATAAGATACACGGCGTATCATTACAATGGGCGTAAAATGTCAGAAACAAAATTAACAAAAGATAATTTAAATCCTAATACGATAACCACTACAGATATACAACCGAATAGTGTTGCTGGAGCAAAAATTGGTACTGATATATCAAATACAGATATTAGTCCCACTGCTGCAATTGATATTGCTAAACTTAGTTCTCCAGGTTCAGGTTCTACTTTTTTAAAAGGTAATAATACATTTGCATCGGTTGATGTAGCTCAATCTGAAATTAATTTATTTAATTTAGGATTATTAGGTTTTAAGATGGCAGTCAATGATGGACTTACAATATTTAATTTAAAAGATGGTGTAGTAGATGAATTCAATAGTGAAGGTGGTATTGATACAGCAGAAAATACTAATGCAACATACAATTCTACTTCAGATTTTTATACTAATGATAGTACTGCACCATCACCAGCAACAACAAATATACAAGCATTCTGGCACAATGATGGTACTTTTAATGATAATGAATCAGCATCTGGTGGTGGAGCTTCTAATAATGAAATAACACCATACACATATACTGCACCCCCAACAGCAAAAGCAGTTGATTTACTAGTTGTAGGCGGTGGCGGAGCTGGTGGTTGGGGTGTAACTGGTTCACAAGTAGGTTCTGGTGGAGGTGGAGGTGCTGGTGGTTTAATCTATATAGAAAACTTTCCAGTAACTGGTGGTGGTACTTATCCTATCACAGTTGGTGCTGGTGGAGGTATAGAACCTAATTCAGCAACATCAGGTGCAGATACAACATTCACATCACCAACACCAACTCCTTTTGGTACAAGTATTATAGGTGAAGGTGGAGGTGCTGGAGGTCACTATGATAGTCCTATAGGACCATCTCATACTTTTGGTTTGGTAGGTGGTTCTGGTGGAGGAAATGGTTATGCTGGAGCTCCTAGTCCTGTAGCAGAATTCAAACAAGCGACAAATCATCCCATACCAGGTATAACACCAGTTGGAGAAAATGCTATTGACCAAAGTCCTAGTCTTAATTTACAAGGTAGTTATGGTGGAGATGGTTCTGAATCTCTCATATCAGGAGAATATGTACTTGGAGGAGGAGGTGGTGCTGGAGAACACGGCACAATCGGAGGTTCTAATACATACTCAGAAGCTGGTGATGGTTTACCATACAATATTGCAGACGGTTCAACTTCAATAGTATATGCTGGTGGCGGCGGTGGAGGTGCAGGTGCACCTATGCCTGCATCTTATAGTCCAGAGGCCCCAGGTGGAGGTGGTAGAGGTAGTGGTGGTTCAAATGCTGCAGGAGAATCAGCTGATGCAACACCACAAAATCCATTATTGAACGGAACAACCCCTCCTCAATTTGGGCCACAGATTGCTGCTCTATCCTTTGGTGGTGGTGGAGGTGGTGGAGGTAATAATGGTAGTCCTGGCACAGCACCATCTGGTGGTGGCGCTGGTGGAAGTGGTGTTGTTTATGTTTCTGTTTCACAAACTGGTTCTTTACAAAGTTCTATGACTCTTATATCAGATACATTTACCGCAAATTCTACACCAAGTAAAGCAAGAATAGTTGTGTTTGCAGAGTTACCAGATGGTACTTCGGATTTTGCTGTAAGTGCAACAAGAGATAATACGACATTTAATACGATAACTCTAACGGATGAAGGATATGAAACAGGAAGTTCTGGTATTAAAGTATTTACAGGTTCAACACCTTTAACTGGCTCAGCAAGTCCTCAAGTAAGAATGAGGTGGAAAATAGTTGGTTCTAGTTTAACTGGTAATAATAAAATTCACGGTGTGTCATTACAATGGAGTTAAGATGCCAATAACAAAAGTAGGAAAAGACAGAATTGGAGATAACGCAGTTGACTCAAATATATTGAGTGACAATAGTGTTAATGCAGATAAAATACAAGACGGTACTATAACTAATTCTAATATATCAGGTACTGCTAATCTTGCAGGTACAAAATTTAATTTACCTGGAAACCCAACAGACTTTTTAAATAGTAGTGGTGCATTTGCAACTTTAGATACATCTGTTGTAGATAATGTTACTTTTAATATAGGTGTCATTGGTTTCAAGATGGCTGTAAATGAAGGCCTTACAGTTTTTAATCTTGTTGATGGTGTAGTAGATGAATTTAATAGTGAGGCTGGCATAGATACTTCAGAAAATTCAAATGCAGTGTATAATTCTAGTTCAGATTTCTATTCAAATTTAAATCCAAATCAACCCATACCAAGTCCACAAATAGGTAGAACATCTATCACTTCTACTGGTTCTGGAACATATTCTGTTGAACCAACTATTACTGCAGTTGATGTTTTAGTTGTAGGGGGTGGTGGTTCTGGTGGTGCTGGTGGTTATAATAATACTGCTGGTGGTGGCGGTGGTGCTGGTGGTTTAATATTTTATGAAGATTATCCAGTTACTGGTGGAACAAGTATTCCAGTATCAGTAGGTACTGGAGGTAGAAGTGCTGGTGGTGGTGGGCCTCTTGGAGATGCATCCACTGGTTATGAATCATTTCAACCACAAAGATTTACTTGGGCAGAACCAAGTATGCCTTCAAATGTAAATAAACAACATTATTCACCAGGTGAACCAGGAACAGACTCAGTTTTTGGTGCAGCTCCAGCATTAGTTTTAACTGCTGAAGGTGGAGGCCGTGGTGGTGGATATGGAACTTCAAATTATAATCCACCTACTGAATATAGTCCAGATGGTCATCCAACACTAAAAGGTGGTAGTTCTGGTGGTACTGGTTCACTTACTACTAATGATAAAAACGAACCAGAAGCATATAGACAATCTGTGTCTACTCAAGTAGCAAATCATCCAGTTCCTGGCTTATCAAATGACCCTTTACCAGGTACACCTATAAATGCAAGAGGAGCTTTTGGAAGTGCTGGTGGTACTAGTCCGCCTTCTCAAGGTGACCCAACTTTATGTGCAGCTGGTGGCGGTGGTGGAGCTGCTACTCCTGGTGGTCAAAGTAATCATAGTCCACAAACTGGTGGTGCTGGTGGAGAAGGTTTACTTTACAATATTGCAGATGGTTCTACTCCAGTAGGTTATGCTGGAGGTGGTGGAGGTGCTGGTGGTGAAGTTGCACCTCCAAATGAAGGTGTACCTTTTGGTGGTGGTGTAGGACAAGTGACAACTAATCAAGCATCTGCACCTTGGGCACCGACATCAAGTCCATATAGTCCTATCGTTGCTGGCCCAGAGGGTTTTTTTGGAACTGACGCAGTTGTAAATACTGGCGGTGGTTCTGGTGGTGGTCATACAGAAGGACCTGGTGGCCCAGAAACTGGTGTGAGTGGTATAGCTGGTTCTGGTGTTATTATTATTGCAGAAAGTAAAGCTGATGCTTCTAACTCTAGTAGTACTTTAATATCTGATACATTTACTGCAAATTCTACACCAACTAAAGCAAGAATTGTAGTGTTTGCAGAAATAACAGACGATTTGAATACTGACATCAATGCATCTGCAACCAGAGATAACACAACTTTTGATGCAATTACATTAACAGACACAGGTTATATTAGTGGTTCATCTGGAACTAAAATATTTACAGGTAGTACACCTTTAACAGGTACTGCAAGTCCTCAAGTACAAGTTCGCTGGAAAATTGTTGGAAGTAATCAAACTAGTCAAAATAAAATACACGGTGTTGCATTACAATGGGGTTAGACTCTCAATATCTTGGTAATCCAAATCTAACTAAAGCTTTCACTCCACAAGAGTTCACGAAAGAACAAATACTTGAGTTTCAAAAATGTATGAATGACCCACAGTATTTTGTAGAAAATTATATAAAAATTGTATCGTTAGATAAAGGTTTAGTACCATTTGATATGTATCCATTTCAAAAAGAAATGATTGGTACATTTCATAATAATCGTTTTGTAATCTGTAAATTACCAAGACAATCAGGTAAAACTACAACAATGGTTTCATATATGTTACATTATGTTCTTTTCAATGAGAATATGAATGTCGCTATACTAGCAAACAAAGCTTCAACTGCTAGAGATATACTTTCTAGATTACAATTAGCATATGAACATTTACCTAAATGGTTACAACAAGGAATACTATCTTGGAATAAAGGTAGTTTAGAATTAGAAAATGGTTCACGAATAGTTGCAGCTTCTACATCATCAAGTGCAATTCGTGGTGGTTCTTACAATATGATATTCTTAGATGAGTTTGCATTTGTACCAACAAATATAGCAGAAGAGTTTTTTAGTTCGGTTTATCCTACTATTTCATCTGGTGAATCAACAAAGATTATAATAGTATCAACACCAAATGGTATGAATATGTATTATAAGATGTGGACAGATGCAGAAAGTAAAAAGAACACTTATATACCTATAGAAGTACATTGGTCTGAAGTACCAGGTAGAGATGAAAAGTGGAAACAAGAAACAATAGCCAATACTTCAGAGGCACAGTTTCAAAAAGAATTTGAATGTGAATTTTTAGGTTCATCTAATACTTTAATTAATCCTGCAAAAATTAAAACAATACCATTAAGAACACCTATAAAGTCAAGTGCTGGATTAGACATATATGATAAACCAAAGAAAGACCATACTTATGTAATAGTTGCAGATGTGGCTAGAGGTGTACAAGGTGATGCCTCTGCGTTTATTGTAATTGATGTATCACAACTACCACACAGATTAGTAGGTAAATATAAAAATAATGAAATAAAACCTATGTTGTTTCCAAATATAATTAAAGATGTTGCCGTTGCATATAATAATGCGTTTGTAATGGTAGAAGTAAATGATGTAGGTGACCAAGTGGCTAACTCACTACAGTTTGACTTAGAATATGATAATCTTATTATGGCAAGTATGAGAGGTCGTGCTGGACAAATAGTCGGTGGTGGTTTTAGTGGTGGTAAATCTCAATTAGGTGTGAGAACAACTAAAGCAGTAAAGAAAATAGGATGTTCTAATTTAAAAACTATGGTTGAAAGTGATAAGATTATATTAGAAGACTTTGATATTATATCAGAAATGTCTTCTTTTGTGTTACACGGACAATCATATCAGGCCGAAGAGGGCCATAATGATGATTTAATAATGTGTTGTGTATTGTTTGCATGGTTATCAGGACAAACATACTTTAAAGAATTAACAGATACAGATATAAGAGCAAAATTATTTGAAGAAAGTCAAAATCAATTAGAACAAGACTTAGCACCATTTGGATTTGTAGATAATGGTTTAGATGACCCTATACCTGATATTGATGAATATGGTACAACTTGGACAC